AAAAGGGCCTGAACGACGGCAAGGGCATCAACGACGTCGCAAACCTCATTGCAGACAGCGGCATCCGCTCCCCGGGCTACCGCGCGCGGCGCGTGGCCCTGACGGAGGTGCTCCGGGCGCACGGATATGCGCAGCTCGAAAGCTACATCCAGAGCCCGGCCGTCGAGGAGAAGATGTGGAAACACACCGGAGCATACCGGAACAACCCGAGACAGAACCATGTGGATATGGACGGCGTCCGCGTCCCGAAAGGGCAGCCGTTCACATTGATTGGAGCTGACGGAAATACCTACTACCCCATGACCCCGCGAGACGTCTGCTTGCCGCCGAGAGAGAGCGTCAACTGCCATTGCCTTTTGCAGCCGGTAGTTAGTGAGGAGGTGCTCGGCCTCTCCCTTGAGGAGCGGCAGGCCCTCCAAGCGCAGGCCATCGCGGAGGACGACGGCGAGTGGGAGAAAGAGCTCGACGCGCAGAACAAGGCGCGCGCAGGCATCAACGAGGAGGACTACACATGAAAGTTACCATCGACGAAGCCCGAGTTGGAAAGCAGCCTATTCTCAAAATCGACGGCATTGAGCTGGCGAACATCGTAAACGGGTACACCCTGCACCATGACGCAGGGCAGCCCGCAACGCTTGAATTACGGATTGCATTCGGAGCCGATTTATCCGAGATTGAGGCTCTGATTGAGAACCCCAATGTCAAAATCATTATGCCGGAGGAGGAGCCCAATGTGGAAAGCACTTGACCGCATCGTTTCGGCGATTATTTGCCGCCTTTTCAAGCCTAAGTACCATGTGGAGCGGGTCGAGCGATACCGGCTCCCCGGGAGGCTGCGCATCGTCAAGTGGTGCGCAGCACCGGCAGACGCACCGGAGGACGAGCTCCGGCGTATCTTCTCCATCGTAGACGAGCCCCAGTGCGATGATATGGTCGTTTGGTTCTATTCATCGCTTGAGGATATAGGCCGCAAGCCCTTTGACGTTGCACTCCTTGAGCGCAGCGGCAAGGACGCATGGCCGACCATTAGACGCCCTACCTAGGGGCGTAGAGAGGAGGTGAGAAAACCATGAGCAAAATCGAGAAAGCATACGCCATCACAGATGCAAAGATTTCTTTTGTCAGCCTTGTAGACAAGGCGGCCAACAAGAAACAGTTTCTTATCACCAAGGCGGAGCACGGCTCCGCCTCTTTTGCTTCTTACGGCCGAATCGTCAACGCGGATGCTGATAGCCACTACATCACCGGCATTGTCTATGAGCCCCTCACGGAGGACGCTCACGGCAATTACATGACGGAGCAGGAAATCACCAAGGCCGCGTACTGGTTTGCCAAGAACGGCAATCAGGTGGATGTGCAGCACTCGTTCGAGCCGCTCGAAAAGGCGGCCGTCGTCGAGAGCTATGTCGCACCTTGCGATATGAGCGTCGGAGAGCAGGCCATCAAAAAGGGCACATGGATGATGACCGTCGAGGTGGACGACCCGGATATTTTCGAGAAAGTCCAGAAAGGCGAAATCACCGGCTTTTCCATGGGCGGCGTCGGCAAGTACAGCGACGAGGACGACCCGCTGCCCGATGACGGAGTGGCAAAGGCGGAGGAGCAGCCCGAAAAGGGTATGCGCGGCATCTTCAAGAAGATGGCCGCTGCCCTCGGCTTTGATGTTGTCGAGAAAGGCGAAGTTGCCGACAACTACACCAAGCGCATCCAGAGCGACAACTTCTGGACCGCGTTCTACGCGCTCAACGACGTTCTGTACCGGTACAACTGGGAGAATGACCATTGGGAGTTTGCGTCGGACGAGGAGACCATCCGAAACGCCCTGAACGACTTCAACAACATCGTCACCGAGCTGCTCACCAAAGGACAGCCCGTTGCGAAATCGCTCGAAAGCTGCGCCGTCATCAAGGCTGGCAAGGCCATGAGCAAAGCCAACCGCAGCACGTTGCAGTCCATCTACACAAACCTCGGGGAGTTCCTCGATAAATTCCCCGAAGAAGAACAGGAGGAAACCGAAGTGACCAAGAAAGAAATCGAAGATACCGTGGCGGCAGCCGTCGCCAAGGCACTGGAAACCCAGCAGAAGCCCGCGACTGACCCCGTCCAGAAAGCCGCAGAACCGGCAGCAGAGCCCGCAGGCCTGACCGTCGAGGCCGTCAGCAAGATGGTCGAGGCAGCCGTCGCAAAGGCTCTCGGCCAGCAGGAGGAGCCCGAAAAGACCCCGGAGCCGCTGACCACCGAGAATGTTGCAGACGTCGTCGCAAAGGCCGTTGCCAAGGCTGTCGCACCCGTCCGCAAGGCCGCAGGCCTGCCGACCAACCTGAACGATGATGGCGACCCGGAGGACCCTGTCGAGAAGTCCGAGCCGCACTATCTCGCTGGTATCCTGTAAGGAGGAACAAGCACTATGACCATGAGAAGCAATAAGGCAATCGTGAACGCAGCGGGCCAGACCATCACCACCGCCGGTCTGGCCGCTGGCGGCGCACTGAACCCGGAGCAGGCGAAGAAGTTCATTCAGCAGACCTTTGAGGCAACTCCGCTGAGCGGCCTCGTCCGCCACGAGCTGCGCTCCGCAAAGACCGGCGAAATTGACAAGATTGGCGTCGGCCGCCGTCTGCTGCGCAAAAAGACCGAGAACACCGACGACGGCTACCGCTCCGGCGTGAAGCATGGCAAGCTGGAATACGCTTGCACCCCTGTCCGTCTGCCGTGGGAAATCACGGAGGAGACCCTGCGCGAAAACATCGAGGGCTCCAACTACGAGACCATCGTCACCAACCTGATGACCCGTCAGATTGGCTGCGACCGCGAGGACCTGTGCCTGAACGGCGACGAACGGTATGCCAAGGTCAAGGAGTTTAGCTCCTCTGAGACCTACGCTATTGGCGACCTCGTCGCATACAACAAGAAAGTCTACCAGTACACCGCAACCCACACCGCAGGCGCATTCGACGCAGGCGAGGCCACCGAGCTGGGTACTGTCGATGACGCCGACTTCCTCAAGGTGAACGACGGCTGGGTCAAGCAGTTCAAGGAGGGCGGCCACGTTGTCGATGTGTCCGGCATCAACTCCGGTGCAATGGTTCTGGATGTGTTCTACAAGGGTCTGCGCGCAGTTCCCGACAAGTTCAACAACGGCTCTCTCCGCTGGCTGATGTCCCCCCACCGCCGTCAGGAGTGGGAGCGTTACATCCTGAATCAGGCG